GTTATTACCGCCTTTTGATGAATTGCACCTGGAACAAAGGCACTGCAAATTAAATTCTTCATCTCCACCCCCACTGCTTCGAGGAATGATGTGGTCAACGGTGTTGGCTTCCATTCCACAAATCTGACATGTGAATTGGTCGCGTTCCAAAATGCGCTGACGAATCTTGCGCCACCTGGAAGTTGAACCATTGTCTTTTAATGCACTGGCCATAATCAAAACCAATTGTGTTTCTGATGATGAACTAATGCTTGACATGGGCTTGAATATCTGTGAATCATGTAACGAAGCGTTGCATCAATTTGACGGTAAGGGTCAAGGTTTCTGTAATGATTTGACTTCATCTGTCCTAATCCCCAATGACTTCCGTTATGCGCCTTGTAATCCCAACGGCTTTCCTTTGTAATGATTACATTGAAACATTGAAATTGCTTGTAATTAACTATCCTTGAATGAGCATATAACTTTAAATGGTCTATTGAATAACTACTTGCATTTGCGTTGTGAATGCTTGTTATTGAAAGCAATGCCGCAATGACATAGAACCTGCCCACTAGATTTATGCGCCCTTGCGAGCAGTCCGCATCAGCGGCTCGCTTCAAGCGATAGAATCGTATCCGCCTAGTCAAATACCGCGCAAGTTTCAGCGTGGTCTTGGGCGTGTTTCCACCGTTATCAACGCCTGTGGATAAAGCCTGTGGATAACTATTCACTGATGTCCCCAACCTTTTCCTTTGAAATGAACGGGATTTGCTGACCAAATGCGCATTAATGGAATCTGACAATTGCTGCAATTACCCGCTTGGGCTGAGCCGTCAGAATCAATGGGCTGATTTATCGCAATGCTAATGCCACACGCGTCACACGCGAATTCATAGATTGCCATTATTGCCAACCAACGCAACGCCTAGTTTTGAACACACTGTGCATTCCAGTACCTTGACATGGTCGGGCAGATTGTCAGTCACTATGCGAACCATTTGAGTTGTGACTTTTTTGCACGCCCTACATTCAAATTGCATCTGTTCCATAATTGCTCCTCACAAGGTTTTCAATAGGCTGAAGGTTGGGTTGACTAACCCACCAGTTTGGTTGCCTGGAATGGCGGTATTTCTCACGCTTAGCAATGGCAATTGGAATCCAGCCAACAATGTTGTAAGCCGTTGATGAATTGCCCGTCACAAGCACTGCAATATCGGTTGAACGGTCATATTCGTGAACAATAAGTTGACCTTCACTGTATTTAGTCCAACGCACTTCAATGCCTTTTCCTACGTCAGCCTTTTCTTTTCCTTTTTCTTCAAAAGGGTCAAAGTCTAAGTTGAAGTATTTGGCAACTGCCCATTCACTTCCAATGGCTTCAGCATCTTGTGCAAGCAACTCATGCAATGTCTTGTCCTTTGTGTAAGTCTTTGATGAATCACCTACACTCAGGTTTTTCATTGCCATGACCCATGCGCTTAAATGGCACAACATGGCTTCCTGACGGTCTAGCGTGACTTTCAACGCTGGTTCCTGCACCCAAAGCAAAACCACACGGGATTATCCTCAGCGGCTTTTTGATAGCCAAATGCGTCAAACTTTTGAATCAATGCGCATTTGTCACATTGCATGACCCGATATGAATCAACGACTTTGCCATTTTTTAGCAATGTTCCTAACATTGTCTTGGGGTCTATTAATTCCATGTATTCGCTCATACTTGTGGCTTCCAGGTTCCGTCACTAGTCAAAACGTGCCAATTTGGTGCGCACTGAGTTGTTTTGCTCTTTTCGGTGCAGAAAAATCCACCCCATGACTTTCCGTTTTTGCCTTCTCCAGTTTTCCAAATGCGGTGGCCGTGGCTGCATTGCGGTGATTCAGGCACTAATTCGCCACCTAATTGTGAAGCAATGTTTTCAACGACTGACCCAAATGTTGGCATGTCATTTTCAATGTGATGAACTGCCCACACATCAGCAGTTTCAACTTTTGCAGTTTTTGCGTCTAGGCGTTCAACCTGACTCATATTCTCCTTAGTTGCCCTTGTATCTGTACCAAGAACAAGGCCAACGCAACGACCGATTGCACTTGTGGTCGTATCTTCGCAAAACCAACGGCGCATGTTCGGATTAAACGCGGCAATGTACCCATAAGCGTAATCAACCCCCGCTGGTTTGATGTCTCCCAAATCACGATAAATTGTGCATTGAACAAGCACATAACCTTTTTCAGCATTGAAGTCCACAATGGCCGTTTGAATTGAACCATTTGGATAAGTCTGCCAAAAACGCTTGATTCTTGTTGCAACATCTTCATAATTGTCCAGGAACCCCATTACTTCACCGCCTTTTTAGTGGCTGCAATGTGGCGTGATACGGCTTTGCCGCGCAGATAGCCTTCACGGTGGCCTTCTTTGTATCCCATTGAATATCCCAGGGCTGCGGCCATAACGCACAATAAGCCAATGAGTAGTAATGCCCGCAATGTCTGTGGGTCTAATAGGTCAAGAACCATTTTGATTTCTCCCGAATCTAGGCCGCCCGTTTGACTGCCTTAGATAAGGGTGAAGCACACAACTGACAAAATCAACCTTCCCGCGTGATTTAGGGCGTGTCGGCCAACAATTTGTCCACTAATGAATCCAACCGCTTTTCAATTCTATTTACCTGGTCTTTGAGCGAATTTCCACCATTTGGAAGTAATTCACGCATAACCGATTTCACCATAAATCTCATGGCCGAATAAACGGCCGTAAGGATTGCAATTACGCAACCAATGACGGCCGCCCACTCGTTCGGGCTCATTCCCCAGTGACCCCAAAACTCTTGTCTTTAGGGTTGATGTATCTCAAAATGACGGGCAAAACTGATGAAAGGCCAGCATAAGCAATTGCCTTTGGGTCAGTGATTCCAGCCATATAAACGGCAATGCATGATGCTAAGAAACTGCGCCCCCATGATGCTGCTAAGGCTTTGGCTTTGTCCACTTTTTCTCCTTCTTTGGTTTGGCTCCCGAAGTTGGAATGGCAACCGTTGGAAAGTCGCCTTTGTATGGTGCGAATTTAGGAACCCCAAACCCCACCACTTCTTTTCCTTCACCGTAATGGCGAACCTTCACCATGACCATGCCACCATTTCGTTGGTCGCCTGTTCCTGATGTGTTTCCTTCAATAAGCAAAACTTGATTGTTTTCCATTAAGCCAACAACAATTCCAATATGGCTGATTCTGTCAATGCCGTCATGTGGAAAATCCATGAAAGCCAAATAACCTAATTGCGGCATATTTGACCAACGTGAAATTTCCTTGAATTTATGTGCGCCCAATGCAGTTGAAACACATGAAGGAATCTTGACTTCAGATTTTGCAAAAACCCAATTCACAAAACTTCCACACCAGGGCAAACCGTTGGCCTTTGTAAATTCACCGTATTTGGTCAGGTTGTTGCCTTCTTCAACCGTGCCAACTTCAGCCAAAGCCAATTGAATGACCGCTGCTGATGTGCCTAAAGGAAATGTCATTGAGTAATTAGCGCAATTTCTTCAGGTGTCAAACCCAGTTTGTCATATACGGCAGCAATTGCCGCTTCCCTGGCTTCTTTTGCCGCTTCTTTTGCCGCAACCAATTTTTCATCTTTGACTTGTTGTGCCATTTCTTCTTTAGCCAATTCGCGTTCAACGATTTCGCCTGTTTCTACATTGTGAATTGTTTTCATTATGACACCCCATATAGTCGGACTGATGTGTTTGCATAGTTTGACATAGTTGCTGAACCACTTGTTCTCACAATGTCAAGTGAAGTTATGGCAGTTGTGTCGTACCAAAAACCTTGAACACTGTAAAAATTAACGCGGGCGTTGTTGTTGCTATAATAAGACCATTGACCACTATATTGTTTTGCCTTTGTAGTGGACGCGTAATTGTAAATAATAAGCGTACCCTGACCCTTTTGACGAGCTTGTGCAGATGTTATGTGAACACCGAAAGTAGTATCTCCAATGGAAGTATTATCTAATGCGCTTACCGTTGGAGTTGAACCAGTTTCTTGATATTGCATTTGGTCACGATAATTTGCAGTGCTGTCGTTGTTAATTCTGCAAGTAAAACTGCTGCTTATTGCGCTTTGTTCTAATCCAGACCAAGTAAGAACCAAATGTTTGTAAGTGCTTGGAATTGAAGAAAACGAATATCCAGTTGAGGCAGACAATGCAACTTCAGTAATAAGTGTATAACCACCACCTGCGGCTGGAGTTGCCCAAGTTGGAAGGCCACCTGAAACCGTTAGAATTTGGCCTGTTGTGCCAATTCCTCTTCTTGCTGGTGTTGTTCCACTTGATGAATAAATCATGTCGCCTGTTGTGGTCATTGGATTAGTCATACCAGCAGCATCAGCCGACCAAACAAAATCCATATCGGTGTTTGATGCTTTTGCCAAAACTTGACCCGTTGTGCCACCTTTAAGGTCGGCCATTGATGTGTCAACTGCCTGTCCGAAAACGGCAAAATCCGCGGGAAGGTCAGTCACCAAATCTGTTGCAGTTGGCATTTGCCAACCAAAATTGGACGTTGGGTTTGTCATGTTTTCTCCTTATCAGGCAACAATTGTTGCATTTTCCCAGTCGAGTGTCGGCGACACGCTTGACCATGTTTCTGTAATTGGTACGTCAGGCCAACGCATTGCCTGAAGGCTATAAGCCAACGGTGTCATAAGTAGGCTTACCGAAAGTTGGTTGTAACTGGCCTGAAATGACCAGCCTTCGACAAATCCCTGGAAAACACCTGAATTCATATTGGCTGGCAAATCAACCAAAGCCACGGGCATTCCCATAAACACGGCCAACAAATTGTCACGGTCGGAATCATCAATTTCTGAGTTAGTCAGGTCGTATGTAATGTCACTAAAAATTGGAAAAGGTTGGGCGCGCAATGACAAATAAAAATCGGCCTGATAAGTGGCATCAGCAGAATTGTGAAGTGTTGTTGAAATGATTTGGCTTAATTGGCCGTATGTTGTAATTGAAGCCGTGTCACTGGCTGATTCTTCATTGCTGGAAGTTGCGCCATATTTGATTGTGACGGCATTTCGCACATCACCTGCACGGGTGGCAATGCTTAAACCTGCTGCCCTGGCTTCATTGGCACTTAAATCAACATAACCGTTGGCGGCTAGGTATTGGGTGCGGTGAGTTGAATCTGCATAGGCAATTCTTCCCAGTGAATCTTCGCTAATATAACCCAAACCGCTGGTGGCTAATGCTGAAACCAATGAATAAA